CAGGGGCTTTTTTATGCGCTTGGTACATAGCGACATAAGGAACTCGTTATATCAGGATTTTAAAGACAGGATAACCGAAAAAGAGGACAACGAAGAACGAAACTACTTTTATCTATTCGATTTCAACGACTCTAAAATGGAGGTGACATACAGGCCTACCGGGAACAAGATATTTTCGAAGGGTTTTCGAAAGTCTTCGAGCGACCGAACGGCCAAAATGAAGTCAATCGCCGGGGCTACGAACGTAATAATAGAAGAGTTCGACGAGGTTATGGAAGAGGACTATTTAAAACTGATGGATAGTTTAAGAACTGGAAAAGTCAAAGACTTACAAATAATAAGGATATGGAACCCACCTTTAAAAAGTCATTGGGTTTATAGAGATAAATATACGTTAGTACCTGCGAACATAGGCGGCGAGGACGACGGGGTCTATTTTGATTACGTGCCAAAAGGGGTAGATGGCCATCTCTGCCTTAAGTACGACTACACGATAAACCACACCAACCTAAACGAAAAGACGGTCAAGAGGTGGGAGCAATACCGAGAGAACGAGCACACAAAAGACCACTACTATACAGATATAAGAGGCCTCGTTTCTTCCGGGGCTAAAGGACAAATTTTCAAGAATTGGAAAACGTACACCGACCTACCGGGCGATTCTTATTTTTACAAGGTCTTCGGTATTGATTGGGGAGGCAATGACCCCAACACTTTTATAGAGCTTAACTTCGACAAGAAACAAAAGAGGCTATTTATTAAAGAACACCTTTACCGCCCGGACATAAGAAACGCAGAGTTTATACATCTCATAAAAGCCATTAACCCGGAAAACCACGAGGTCGTCGCCGACTCCGCCCGGAAAGACAAGCGCCTAGAGTTTGCCGACTTTGGCATCAATATAGTAAAGTCCGACAAGTCCAAAATAAACGACGACTTTAGAAAAGACGTTGTCGACATGGTCAAGGAATACGAAATTTTTATACACGAAGACTCAAAGAACCTAATCAAAGAGGCGCAAGAGTTTAAATGGGCGATCAACCACATAACAAAAGAACCGTTAAACAAACCAGAAGACGCCAACAACCATTGTTGGGACGCGATTTTTTATGCTACCCGCTATTACCACGTTAACAACGCTTACAGGTACAACCAATAAGACACTACTGCACAACTTTTTGTTTTTTACAATTATGTGTTTTAATTTTGGTTACTATTAAAAGCGTGTTTTATGCCAAAACCTAAGCAAATATTTATAACCGGGGTGATTGACGAGTGGACAGCCGACGAGCTAGGCTGGCAACTCCGCAATAGTTCCGAAACGGACGTAAATATCTATATTTCTAGCTTTGGGGGCTCAGTAAAAGCCGGGTTCGAAATCGCCAACCTTATACAAGGCATCGAGGCGTCGGGCTCCAAGAGTATCCACACTTTTAACTTATCTCAGGCCGACTCAATCGCGACGGTTATTTTCTTAGCCGCAAAAAAAGACAAACGCCATATCGTAGAAAATTCAACTCTGTTCATCCATGAGCCGAGGGCTTTTGTATTCGACGAAATGGAAAAAGAAGACGCCGAGAAATTGGCCGAACGCTTAGAAATCGAGACCCAAAGAATCGCAGACTTTTACGTCAAGAACATTGAAGGGCTTAACAAAGAAGAGGCGCTCGAGCTCATGTCGGGCGACACCACACTCAATGCCTCCCGGATGCTAGAGCTCGGCTTAGTGTCGGAAGTGCAAGAGGAGTTTAATATCGCAGCATCAACGAAATTAATTAGTAACAAATACATATCTAAAATGGGACTTTTCGGAAAAGACAAAAAAGAAACTATAAATAAAGTAGTTTTAAACGACGGCAAAGAGCTTGTTTTTGCGGGTGACCTTAAAGAAGGTACAGAAATAAACGCGTTTGGTGGCGAAGAAATCACCGAGGGCGAGTATATCACCGCCGACAATCAAAAACTAACGGTAAATGCTGAGAGCAAAGTCGTTTCTATTGAGGCTATCGAAGTACAAGCAACTAATACTAACGACGAGATTATCGCGGCGGTTGGTACTATGTTGGCAGACTTGGAAGCAAAAATGGACGCAAAAATCGAGGCTTTGCGTAAAGTAGGTTCTAAAGGCACGCCTCCAAAGACTGACCCGGTCAACAAAGGCGACAACACTATCAAGGTAGGGAGTCAGCGCGACGCCCAAAAAAACATCCTTGCAAGGGTACGCGAAGAGACCAAAAAGCACAGAGGGTAAACAAAGAGTAAATTTTAATACTTAAAATACAAAGCAATGAAAGTAAGTGCAAGTAATTATAACGGCGATTTTCTCGAATTTCTATACTTAGTTATGTTCGTAGGAAATCAGGTAATTGATAAAGGCGCGGCACGTGTTTTGACAGGCATAGCCAAAAAAAGAGCCTTGCCTAAAATCTCGCAGACCTCCGACCCATTGGCGGACTACACGACCAGTAAACCCGGTTCGGACTCAGTGACGACCACGTACGCAGAGCGAGAGCTCGACCCTCAGAAAATGACACTTTACGAAGAGTTTTTACCCGAGGACTATCAAGACGTTTGGGAAAAATGGCAGCCAATAGGCGATTTTACGAACCTACGTCATAAACCTGAGTTTATTATGGATGTTTTGGAACTCTATAAGAACAATGCCGGGACGCAATTGTCGAAATTATTCTGGCAGGGTGACACGACACTCGGAGCGGGCAACGCCTTAAACAAGTTTAACGGTATTATTACCAGACTTAAAGCCGACCCAAACGCCGTAGCAGTGACACCCGCGGGAGCCATAACCAAGTCAAACGTAATTGATAGACTTGGCGAAGTTTGGAACGCTATTCCCGATAAATTTTTGGACGACGAAAATTTTATTATCCACATGAATACTACTGACTGGAAATTACTTCAAGAGGCTAACAACGACGCCAAGAAAACTACCGTCGGGGTACTTGACGAGACCATAAGGAACTTATTCTTAGAAAAAAGGATACAGCATTATTCAGGCCTAACAAAAGACCATATTGTCGGCGCGGTTTCTATACCTGACTCGGACAGAAGTAACTTATACTTCGGTTTTTACGTAACTTTAGAAGGTGAGAACCCAAAGATTGACTACGTCGAGAACGCCGGGCGTGATTGGTTCTTAAGAATGGACTTAAAAGCCGACGCAAATTATCGCGAGGCCTCCGAAATTGTTTTTTACGAGCCTAGTTAATTGAGGCTTTAATTTATAAAACTTAATACGATGAAAAAATTATTTTTCTTATTACTGGTTTTTATAGGTCTCACGTTAAACGTTGAGGCGCAATTCGCGAACGTGGCTTTCAACTCTAGCGGGGTCGACACTGTTACCAACGCAACACAGAATTATACGCCAAATATCCAGATACCTTACTACTCGGGTATTGTCGAGTTTTATTCGAACGTAACCAATATTGTCGACTCGATTAACACGGTCAACATGCAAGGGTCTATGGACAACTCCAATTGGATCAATACAGGTAGTACCGGGTATATTGCGAGCCCTTCGACTCTAGCGAGCTTTGTGGTGTACGAAACACCCCCTAAGTTCCTGTATTATAGACTAAACGTAGTTGTTAACTCGGGGGACTCCGTAAGTTTAGGTAACACGAGATTTGTTTATAAACTCCCAAAATTCCAATAGCTCATGAGCTGTAAAATTGATAAAAGCATCGCCTTTGATTGTGACGCCCCCCAACAGGGCGGCATACAGGCGTATATTTACGCGCTTAACTTTTCCGAAATCTTAACAGCCACTGTAACGGTAGACGGTTCGACGGAAGAGATAACCGACATAACTTTAACGGTGTCGGGTGACGTAGGGTATAAATTCGCCGTACCAAAGTCCAGTAACTTGTTACCGTCGAGCCCTCTTCGAGTTATCGAAGGTGTCGACGGTTTCGACCATACTTTGCAATGTAGACTTAACACTATTGAACAACTCGACCGCAAGAACCTTGCGCGGGTGCGGTTCAACAAGTTGGTAAACATTGTAAAATACTTAGAAGGTCGAATGATTCTTTACGGTGCAAGCGTTAAAGACCCAACGGGGACGCCTGAATTAATAGGCGTAGGTATGAGGGTGTCAGAATGGGACGACCAACCAAGCGACCCGGGCTTAAGTGCCACGGTCGGCGTAACTTGGAAGACCCCGGACAACGACCCGCCCGAAATACACCCGCCTCACATTATCGCGAGCGCGTTTGACCCTGAAACATTATTAACCCCTATAGTTTAATATTATGACAAAAATAGGATTGGTACAACCAGACATCCGTAAACAAAAAACTGTCTTTATGGGGCGTATTTTGGTAAATGACGGATTCGACCCTAAAAGTTTAGACCCTAAAAAGGACGCTAAACTTTTTAAATCTATAACCGAAAAAGGCGTTTTAACTGTAAACGATTACGTTAAAATAGTTCCCGAGTCGGTAGTAAAGCAATTGATTAAGAAAAAAATCTTAAAAGAGGTAACAAATGGCAAAACCACAAAGTGAAAACGAACAGGTAGACGAGCTTTTAGGTGACAACAAAAGCGCGTCGGCCACTCTTGCAAAACAAGAAGAGGCCAAAAAAGTACGGAAGTACAGAAGGTTTGCAGAATTGCACTTTATGTGCTATAGCTCAGGCGAATTCAAGCGCAAGTCTTTAAAGGAAAAAGCACAACTCGAGCACGACGAACTAGAAAAAGAGATTAAGACTTGGAAAGGCGACAAGCCCAAAAAGTCTAAGACCGTTTTTATAGCGTCGGGCGAAGAGAACCAGAAAATCGTTCAGGGCTTTGCAGCACCTAAAACGATAGTTGATATTTTTAAGAACGCGGGCAAATACAAAGCCTATTTTTAGACAAAAGACCTGTGCAGTTGATTAGGGGTTTTTTCTTGGTTTCAAAAGGCGCGCTATTATGATAGGGCGCTTTTTTTAAAACAAATTTACGACACTATGGCGGACAATGCAAAAGGGGCTTTTGAAGAAAAAGAAGAGCAAACGCACGACTTAAAACTCGCTGTTAATTCTATACAGCAAACCGTTTTTGTCGAGAGGCTGCCGAACCCTCACACAGCAAACTACAGGTACGACGACGTAATCGCGTACGATAAAGACAACCTTTACCCCAACAAAATTAAGTCTATGGCTCAACGTAGCCAAAGCACGATAAGTGCGGTCGACACCTTGCGCGATTTTACCAACGGCCAAGGCGACGAGGACAACGGCGACACGGTAATAAATGAAGAGGGGCAAACCTTAAACGACATTATAAGACACGCGGCGTCTGAGAAAAGCATGTTTCGCGGTTTTGTCTTACATTTTGACTATAACGCCTTTGGTGAGATTACAGCAATAAACGAGGTACCCTTCGAGACCATAAGGTGGTCGTACGACTACCAGTATTTTATTTTCGACGTCGACTGGTACCGAGAAAGCCAACGCAGCGGGAGCCAAGAACAAAAGCGAGTCAGGTACCACAAATTTAACCCGGACACCGTACTCGAAGAGATAGAAGAGGCGGGCGGAATAGAAAACTATAAGGGGCAAATACTCTACTACATACCAAAAGTTAAAGAGATTTACACGGTTTGCCGCTTTGATCAAGCTTTGGACGACGTACAATTCGAGCACGAAAGCGGGCTTTACAAGCTTAGGAACATTCAGAACGACTACTCGGCGGGACACATTATGTTATACCCCCAACAAATCGAAAGCGAAATCGAGAAAATCGACATCGCGAATGATATTAGGAAATCAAGGGGGGCGAACAATGCCGGGCGCGTGAAAGGTATTCCGGTAAACGCGAGCACTTTCGAGGCCATAGGCAATCGAAAGCTAATTGAAGAAATCCCCCGGACAGGCATAGACAAACTGTTCACAAAACAGAATGAAGAAACGCGCTTTAACATCTTTGCGGCGTTCAACCAGCCGCCAATTCTTAACGGGATTTCTAAAGACGGTATGTTTAATAGTGCTTCTTTTGTGGATGCTTTTGATTATTATAATTCCAAAACGGAGGCGGACAGGCAAGAGATAGAAAAAGTTTTTAACAAGTTCTTGCCTTATACGGTCTTTAATATGGATAGCATCGAAATACAACCTCTCGAATTTATGAGAGAACGCGAAAACGGACAAAAAACACAAAAAAATGGCGAAGAAAATAATACTTAAACTTGCGGACGTACAAGTCTATCGTAGAATATCGCCGAATTATGATAACTCAGAACGGTTTGACGCTTTCGCCTTAACCATTCAAGAGGGGAACCTTCGGGAGTTGTTGGGCGATGCGTTTTACTATGCGCTTTATAACGACTTGGACGCAAGCGGCAACCCCCAAAACACGCTTTATACAAATTTGGTTAACGGCGAGACCTACACTCACGACGGCGACACGGTCGAGTATTACGGATTGAAACCGTACTTAAGCTATTTGTGGTTAGCCTTGAACAATACCGAGGGCGACGTCTTCCAAGCCGAGTATGGTAACATCCTTTACAACGACAACCCACAAGACAACATGGTCAAGACCACACAAAAACAGATTGACCGCTTACATTCGAGCTATATGAAACAAGTAACGGCATATAGGAACAACATCGTAAAGTATTTGAACGAACAAGGGCAAAGCGTTTTCGAACATTGGGACTCACAAATCGAAGACAAGCCAAAAACACAATTTAACATTATAACAGTATGAAAAAGTCGGCGATTTTTATTTATTTCTTTATTTACGCACTGGTTTTGCTCTTGATAGTATTAAATGCAAAAGCGCAAGCGCAAGACTCCGTTTTTGTCTATCAGGACAACTCTATGGTAAAGGTCGTAAATCTGGAAACAAACCCGCGCTTGTTACCGATAGGCAATATCGCCTATAGGCTCAGCGGGGCGAACTTCATTTTAAAAGACGGCCTCACCCGGCAAGAGTTTAACATAGGAACGTACGACGAAATTTTCGACGGCGATTCGACCGGGTTTGCTTCAAACGACGCCGTAATCACGTACCTAAACGGGTTTGTCAATAGTTCGGTACAAGTCACGGGCACGAGTTCAGACGTGGCAATTACTTTTCCGCTCGATAATCTTGCAAATGCTATTGAAACAATCACTTACGAACACCACGAAATTCACGGAGGTTCACATTATTTTGTAAGCGGGTTTACTACCCTAGACGACGGCGACTCGATAGTTTTTTCAATAGCAGCCCCTAGTGGTGATAAATGGACTCATTTAATATTTGAGGCCAGTGGGACGTCTCAGACAGAATTTTACGCTTACGAGGATGCTACAACCACGGGCGGAGCCACATTAACCCCTTTTAACAACAATAGAAACAGTTCGAACACTTCTATTAATACACTAAGATTAAACCCGACAACAACAACGGACGGGGGCGGTTTAATATTATCATCTAGTAAAGGAAAAGCGGCCACAACTCCGCAAAGAGCGGACAGTGAGGGGTTTGTGGTTAGGGAGCGAGAAATTATACTAAAAGAAAATACAGAGTACAGATTTACGATAATTAGTAGGGACGACGGCAATATAGTTACTTATGTTAGTGAATGGTACGAACACACAAATAAATAGTCATGAAAAAATTAGCATGTTACGCGGTAGGATTCGCGCTTGTTTTACTAGGTTTTACGTGTTTTGGCCAAGATTCTGTCTTTGTTTATCAGCAAAATAGCCAAATACGCATACAAAATTTGGACCCAAATCCTTTGTTTTTGACACCGGGAGCGATAGACTTTAGGTTGTCAGGCAACAATTTTATACTTAAAAATGGTATAACCCGGCAAGAGTTCAACATAGGAACGTACGACGAGGTGTTTAATTCCGATTCGGTAGGTTTTACAGACAACGACGACC